CGTGGAATGCACCGAGGTTGACGACACGTCGGCCTCGTCTTCCGTGCCAGGGAGATCGTCGAGGTTGGTGAAATCCGGGCCGTACTGAAGGCCGCTCGCGTGTGTGTTCCTCATGATCACACCGAGGTGCTGGACTTTCTTTCTCTGCGTCAACGCCGTACCGAGCCCAGCCGCATACGCGAGCTTGGTTGACTTCCACTGCGCGGTGTAGCCGACACCGATCACCGCCGATGTCACCGACGACGTCAGCCCGGTGATTTGACCGCCGGACACCGTGTAGCTACCCAGCGACGCGCCATTGCCCCACACCACGACGCTCTCGGCTTCGAGATGATCAAGTCCGGTAATCGTCGTCGTCGCGGCACCAGAGTACAGAATGAAGGAATCCGCCTGCTTGTTAAGCGTGGAGCCCTCGCATTCCGACTCAAGCGCCCATTGCTCAAGATAGCGCTTGGTCGCCCCGTTAATCGTTCTGCGGACGTGGTAGTACACGACGTCCTCGCTATCTCCGACAGCGCCAGGCAGCACGGCCACGTCTTCGACTACACCGTCGGTTTCAAACAGCGACCAACATAGGACGTTTTCTGAGCGATCAAAAACCAGAATCGCTACCTTCCCATCGGATCGCACGCAATGAACGCGCGTGTCCGGCTGACGCTGTACCGCCATGCGAACAATTCTTGGCTGCGTGGCTTCCGGGATTAACGCCGTCAGGTCAATAGACCCGTATTCACCCGTCTCTCCCTCGTAGGAAATCTGCATTACCCGCGTCCCGCCGCGCTGCACGTAAACGCCGATCTTGTCGATCGTGATCGCACCGATCGCCGCCGAGCCTTGGGTCGACACCTGCTTGATCATGAAATTGGTTGGCGTCAGCGGCTCGTCGAACGACGACGACTTACAGGTAAACTCCGCACCCTCGCCACCAACGATTAAGCGTTGTAGCGCGAGTATCCAGTTGATGGTATCGACCGGACCAGAACCGATAGAACGTGAAATCGGACCGGAATCGCCTTCGGTTTCATCATCGAATGACTCGAACGCATCGGAGACCGATCCCCAGACGCCATCCTTACCCGCCCACCAGAGCCTACCCTCGGTGATGTTGACCGACGTAGGAAAGCCTCGATAGGTCGACCATTCTCCCTCGGCCCACGTATCTGTCGCGGACGTACCACCGAGGTCGGTGATGACTTCCGCGGCCACGCTGGTCGAACTCGTGAAGGACGTGATTCTCACTACGCCGTCAATTGACCCTACGGTGTAACTAAGAGATACCGTGTGGGTGTCGGAACCGTAATCGCCGGTCTTAACACCTAGGCGATACCAAGCGATCTGGTTATCCAGGCCATCGTCGTAGGTTGTCGTGACGTCTGCGGTCCATTGCTGGACGTCCGTCCACGGACCGGTATCGCTTTCAAGAGAGCGCTGCAGCGTGAAGGTATTCGCACCGGCACCGACCTCGTCAATCGATACGGTAAAAACGCGGGTGGCATCGACACCTGTCACACGGATAGCGTTGGTGAATTGATTCTGCGCCGAGATGGAAGCCGATACCTGCTGGCCGTTTGATGTGATTCGATACAACGCGCCAACATGACCGCTGCGGAACAACGGCGCGGATGCCGTCAGGGTGATATTCCCTGAAAGCGCGCTTGGCGTGATGGTGATCGGCGTGACGTTCTCCAGCCGAAACGGGCCGTCCTCGGTGTCGTACGTCACGACCGACCACGACCGCGTAGCACGTCTTTCAATCCGGCGTTGCTGGTAACCACTGCAGGCGACAAAGATCACATCGCCGGACTGCGAGTCACGCAGGTTATCGAGGTCGGCCTCCAGCCACGGCGCCGTTATCGAAACGACACCGGAAGACTCGACCGTGCAGGAATTTACCAACACCTGACGTTTCAGACGGCTCTCGAACTGAATCCAAAAACTTGATCCTGTCGGTGTGAATGCGAGGGAATGCGTCCCGGTGCGTAACGTCGTTTCGTTGATGTAGTCATCGGAACCCGACGACGACCCAACCTTAAGCGTGACCGGCCCTCGCTGGATAACGATGCGCAGCGCGTGCTCGACGTTTTGATCGGCGGAGACCACCGTGACTTGCTGGCGCCGAATCGCTGCCGCCGATCCATTGCCGGTGAGCCCCATGTAACCACCGGTTACCCAATCGGACGTACCGCCTGACTCGTCGGCGTCGGTCCATCCTGTAAGGTTGCTATCAAAAGTCCCATTAGTGACCGCTGAGGACACGCTTGCGCGGGTAATGAGGGCATCGTCGATCCATATCCGCATGTTGGAATCGGTGATCTCCAACAACGCGACGTCGTCAATGGCAAAGACGAACTCGATGTAATTTGCTTTGGCGTCGGACCGAGAACTGCCGATGTACTTAAGGCCGGGCCGTAACATCATGGAGCCGAAGACTCGCGGCATCCAATTCGTCATCGTCTCCGCCGCCATCGATACCCGTTTGAGATCGATGCGCGCAAAAGCCAGCGGAGAAATGAGCCCCCTGTTAAACCCCACCAGGGCGACGTTTTCCCGTGGCATGGCTTACCCCGTCAGTGAGCCGCGGTTACCGCCGTCGCGACGGTTCCTGCCGCCCATGCGTGAACGTGTCCAGGCTCCTTGCGGGAGGAACTTTGTCGGATCGGCCATGGCGTCGGTTGACTTGGCATCAGCCAAGGCGCGCGCTAACTCGCCATGCGGTCGCAGGATCTTCTCCTGCTTCTTTTCGTCCGAAGTTAGCTTGAGGATGATCTGACCGGCAAAATACGTCGCGACGTATTTCGTGAATCGCGCCGGCCACAATGACAGGTCGCCGCCGTATTCATCGTCGTTCGAGACGTAGCGGACATACAGTTGATCGATGTCGGCGTACCAATAACCAGCTTCGTCGAAATACTGCGTCAGCGGGGTGTTGAAGTATTCGTCACTACAGAGTGCCGAGGTCACGCACCAGTCGGTGGGCTTGGCGAAGGCCCGACGCAACCCGAAATCCGGATCGACGTCGGGGTCGTAATCGATCATGACGGTGCGCATAGCGAACTTCCACTGCGCGGCCTCAAGACACGCTTTTACGCCGTCGTTATCCCAGACATTATCAAGTAGACGCCGCGCCTCTCGCGCTTCGGTGAGACCCGTGGACGAGTTAAGCGCTCGCTCGCCACAGATCATCAGCGCTTGGTTATAGAGTTTGAGTCGCGACGTCGACACCCTATGCCGCCACCGCTTGGTTCAGATGCACCTGCAACCACTTGAGGGCGTCGTCCTTGCTGTGGAGCTTGGACTGCATCAGCGCGTTATCGGACTTGCGGATCACACACCACTTGTTGCCACCCTTGTATTCGACGATGTAGTCTTTGAGGATGACGTCAAGCTGATCCTTGGTGATTTCCGACTTCGCGAGGTCGTGGAACGACAATTCGTGCACGCGCGCCCAGGTCTTCTCACACGCCAACACGAGGTAGTGCGCGAAGAACGAGCCGTCTTCGGCGTAGACTTTGATCTCGAACTTGGGGCGCAACTGGGCCGCGACATGCGCCCAGAACGACGGGTCTTTCAGGTCTTCGCGTTTGACATTGGTCTCGACTGTCGCGAAGTAGACGACCTGTTCGGACTCGGCGAGCTTCATGCGCGCCTGGATGATCGGCTGGACTGGTTTTTGCTCTGCCATAACTCCTCCTCAGAAGTTAAGAAAAGGCCCCGCCGTTACGCGGGGCCTCAGACTTAGTTGAACGTCGACGTTATCGTGCCGCCGGTCGTCAGGTTTGCACCTGCCGTGCTGACGGAACGGAACACGCCGGCATACATCACGATGCTGGAACCCAGCGTGGTCCACTGATAACCGAACAGCAGGTCTCCCGGACGGATGCCCAAATACCAGGCGTCCGTAAAGAAGTTCGTGTCCTGCACTTCGGTCGAGCCGTGCGATGAGGCGTACAGCCACACCGCACCGCCCTGGGTGTTGTACGCACTGCGCGTACCGTCCGACGGAACGCCGGTGGAGAGTTGCGTGCTCGCCGGTACACCAGCGAAGCGCGGAACGATGCAGCGCGGCGGGTTCGCGAGGCTGCTGGATTGCGTTGAGCCAAGATATGCCATGGTCGCTTCTCCTTACGACAAGCCGGAGTCGTCGGAGGTACAGACGACGATGCCAGCGTTTTGTAAAACCTTCGCGCCCATGTTCATCGAGGCGCGCGCCCACGAATAATCCTGCTCGGCATCGCGACCGACCTCGCTTTGCATGCCCGCCGTATCCGCCGCGTGACCGATCGCCGTCTTGTGATACATGAACGACTTCGCGCCAGCGGAGCCGGTGCTCGGCAGGTACGGATGCGCGATGATCAGCGTGTTGCGCCACCGGTACGCCATCGGCTTGTCCTTCCACGACGCCGTCTGGCCCGCGTACGGACGGACTTCAACGTAAGTGGCCTTGGTGAACTCGGGCGCTTGTTCGAGATAGGCGAGGAACGCCGGGGTGCAGAGCAGTGTGATGTTGCCATCCCACGGCACCTTGGCGTTGCCGAGCTTAACCACCATCTTCTGGAACAGCGTGACGTTCGGGATGTCGGTCGATGAACCGACGGTCACGGTGCCGGTGTTGAGTTCGGTGATGATCTGACTGTCGATCTTGCGATTCATGACACCCATCGTGGTGTCTTGCATGATCTGACGCTGGTTACCCTGCGAGGCGAAGATGTTGAAATTCGTCTTGCGGGAGAGATCGTGCCACTCGCTCAACGTGCAGGAATTCTGCGTCATGTTGTCGGCACGCGCCGTGATCAACCCGTTGACGCCGCGAGTCTGTGCTTCGGCGCTGCCGGAGTCGGCGACGAGGAATACTGCGGTGTTACCTTTGATCACCGCCTCGGTCGTCACGGTGTCGCGCAGCAATGACTGACGCTGCTCGAAGCCCGCTATGTACTCTTGGCGGTACTGCGTTTGAAAGGCTGTATCGGCCATGGTGGCCTCCTATGCAAAGGTTGAATTAACCGTCGCATCGGGTTGTCCATCTTGGCCGTGCCGGGTTGTCCTTGCGGGGCCGGCTCGTTACCCCTCTGGGGCCGAGCTACTGGTGCCTACGTCCAGCGGGTCGCATGTGCGGTTATCCGCTGGACGCTATGTTTGCCAAGCACCGAAACTGTTACCAACGCATTTGCGTCAGGCGCGAGCCTTGAGACGCTCCTGCGCTGCCAGCAACTCGCGATACCGGGCTTGCAGAGCTTCGTCCTTCCAATACTTGTCGGATTCCGGCGTACCGCGCGGCGCATCCATGTAGCCCTTAATGCGCGCGATCTCGGTATCGATCGCGGCTGGCGTATTGCCAGCACCAGTCAAGGTCGTCATGGGATTGACCTGACGTGCGACGGATTCGAAGAACACCGCGAGTTCCGGATTGGTTTCGAGCGACTTCTTAATGCCGGCCTTGAGCGGAGAATCGGCACCGAGGTTGGCATCGAGCAGGCCGTCGATGTTGTTCAGGTTCTGCCGATACTCACCACCCCATCGTTGCAGTAGCGTCGCTTCTGTCGTCTTCTTGTCCTCGGCCTCTTTCTCTGCCGCCGCGCGTTCCTGCGCCGCGATCTCATCGAAATACCATTGGACGGCAGCACTGGCATGTTCCGGCGCCATGTTCTTGGCGTGCACGGATTTCAGGAAGTTGTCGATGATCGGCTTGTCGGCTTCACCGATGACAAGGCCGTCCTTGAGTTTCAGCTCGTACTTATCCGGCGATTCCGGAATACCGTTGGCCTGACGCCAGGCGTTCTTTTCCTGGTCGGTGCCTTTTTCGGGGAACGGCGTGAATGGCTTGAGTTCGCCGCTCGACATCTTCTGCCGTAGCGCGTTATACGACTGCCACATATCGGCGGGCGTTGCAAAACGCTCCAGCGTCTTCAGCGCATCGGCGTTATCGCCCGCTATTTCTTGGCGCCAGGTATCGGACCACTTGCCGACCGGCGGAGATGCGGGAGGCGCAGCCGGCGGTGGCGCTGCTGGCGGACTCCCAGGTGGACTTGCGGGCGGTGATCCCGGTGGCGTGTCTCCAGCCTGTTCCTGCAATACGTGTTTCCAAAACCTCATTTGTCATTCCTCCTCAGGAGTTCAACGGGCATGTTGATTTCTTTCACTAACGCAAGACCAACCAAACGCTTACCTTCAGCCAAACAGGTGTCGCGCTCGCTATTGGGA